TCAGTTTTTGAACTCTGATAGACGTGTATCTTTGATTGCCGTTTTTATCCGTTTTAAAAATTGTTTCCATTATAATAGATGAGTAGTGTTCCACCAGTTGTAGATTATAAACGAATGGAACGACTTAGGCCTCCAGAAAACACGGTTATTCCTATAAACGCGAATACCATTTGTGTTTTCGTAATACTGATATCAATTATTGGGTTATATAAGAGACACGTAGACTTGAACAAACCCCGACCCCGTAGGTCTAATCAATCGAATGAACGACATTATACTTGATACACTCTTGTGGATCTAAATACATATCACGTTTCATAATTTTCTTAAACTGTTTTTGGGGTATAGTTGTTTTTTCCTTATACGTTTTTGTAACCATATCCATGAGTTTATCACATGATTTCATTTCGTCCTTGAGTTCTTCATATTTTCCCCAGAACCCGTTCGTGGATATTTGGTGTATCAAAACGTGTGCATTCTTACCTATACGACGTTCGTGACCACCCAAAAGAAGAAAGGTTGCCGCGGAACAACATACACCTTGTGCTATAGTAACGACCTTAACACGTGATTTTTCAATAATGTTCATAGCACTTATTCCAGCGAATAAATCACCACCTTCGCTACATACGTGAAGGTACATAATAGGTTCATACCCTATGAGTTCGGCCTTCTTTTTAAGAAGATCAATTTCAAGTTTCTTAAAATCTTCAATGAACTCGAGAATATCTACATCGGTAATTTCCCCATAATAGAAAATTTCGTTACCAACGACCCGAGACACTTTATATTCTTCCTCTTCTGAAGCTGGGGTAGTCGTATTCATTTAGTTAATTTAGACTATCTTCTTTAATCATTTTTTTGATTTTAGTAACCTCCCGTTGTTTTAGTTTGTTCTGCAAACCAAGGTGGTTCATAACATCAAAATCTTGTGGTGTTAGATTATACTCTTTAAACTTCGAGACGTCACCTTTTTGTGCATACTCACGTAAAAGCATGAATTCATGATGGTTCATTTTTGTATGGGAACGACACTGTATACTTCGAATCTTCTGTTCACGCATTTTCTGGTTCCCATATTTTGTCCACGCACTCCCTGGTCGTATTGTGTCGGGTTCAATTAAGGTGTTACCCGTATATATTTTTGGTATTTTCATGGCGTACAAAACAAAATAAGGCATGAAATCCCATTCACCTTTATACAATTCTGTATCGAATGTATCTGCACTTATCAATGCATGCATGATTTTGTCGGGGTGTTCCGGGTTAGCCCCAAGATAATTTTCATGTACGGCCCCCCAAATATGTCCATGTTCATGTATAGTTTCTTCTATATCTACAGTACCTGGTTTACAAAAGAAATCTTCGATAATGTCTTTTGATGATTTAAAAATATCCTTTTCGTCACTATATTCAAGGTAATTGAAATAGTTTCCTATATTTCCTTTACACTTTTCGGAGGCTATTTTTGAACGTGGGTGATTTTTATTTAACCACTGAATAGTTTCAGGTTTACGTTTCGGTAGGAATACAAGTTTAAAATTGGGTAACATGTGTACATTTTTAGACGTCACGAGTAATGGTTTTTTTGTAACTCGACCACCTTCACATATGGTTTCTACTATACTTTTATATGCTGTATCGGATTCATAATCGTCTATATAGGCATGCATATTTGAATTTTTTATCGTACTTATGAATATATCTTTTTTACGTAAGACTTCATCATATATTTCTATACTATTTGTCTCATCTAGAATTTTATTAAGAACGAATGTTTTTCCGACACCAGCCGCACCACATAAAAAGACATTCTTACCATTTTCTAATAGAGACGTAATTTCTTTTATTTCGCGGTCATGGAGCGAAATACGATCAACCTTTTTTTGTTTATGTATTGTAACAAAGGCATTCATGTCGAATGATACTGAAGATGTGGATCTCGCTACTCAGGCGTTAGATATTATTATGGAAAATAATACACTTCAAATGAGAGTGATAGATCCTTTAAAAAGAAAACTTTTTCCTTATTTGATGTGCATTACAGTCTTTAACTTTACGTTATTTATTATGGTGGCGTATCTTGTGAATCGTCTTTCGGTGATTCTGTAACAACTTCCATGAGTTCTGTACGTCTACGTAATTCTTTCATGAGATCACCTTTTAGACTTACGAGCCCTTTATCTTTTAAATCCAATATTTCATTCTTACGTTCCTGTACGCGTTCTATATCGGCTTTAACAGCTTTTTTTACTCCACGTATTTCGTCGAGTTCTTGTTTAAGTTCTCGTTTTGCGACACCACCCACAGCATCTTTTAATTTGGTTATAACCTTACTTTCTTGAATGGCTTTAAATGGTGTAATGGGTTGTATATGCATAATTTCTGGTTTGAAGAATGCATTATCATCGGGAAATTCACGTTCAAATGCATCTATCATTTTTTTGGGTACGTTAGGTGATTGTTCAATCAAACGGTCATATTCAGTTCTCATATTTTCAATCATATTTGTACCGTTTAACGTCCTTTCCGAAAGTGGGAGTGTAAGTTCAAGACGAATCGTTCTCGAAACTTTACCGTATTGTACAGACGCAACACGGTGACCTTCCATAAGTTCGTTAATTTTAAGAAATTGCATGATCGTTGTTGCGATGGCGGTGATTAAGTTTAGACCACCAATAGCTGACGGTACAAAAGGTTGTACGGAAGGTGGAAATGTTTCTTGTGCAAAGTTAGCAGTACCTGTAACTGTACTTACAATTATGAGTGGTATAGTAAATTTCATACTCAATTTTTTGTATGAACAATAGGCTTGGTAGTGCATATACCTATAACATGCCGCGGCTTCACCCCAGGCCTTTAGTATTTTCTCCTGTTGTGGGTGCCATATCTTCGGAAGTTTCTTTTCTTCGTTCATACTAATAGAGATGAATATTATATTTTTCATCCATTTACTCTTTTTCATAACGATGTTGGTTGTACCATTTATGAAAAATAAACAAAACCTTGAATTTTATTCACTCCTCGTCCCATTCATATTTTTTCACTGGTCAGTCAACGATGATACATGTGCTTTGACCCAGATGGAAATGGCCGTAACAGGGAACAATAAAGACGAAACATTCTTTGGTCGTGTAATGGGACCTATATATAAAATGGACGACACTGAGGCAAACAATTTCTTAAAATCTATTTTATTTTTTCTATGGCTACTTGTTCAGTACAGACTTAATAGAATCGATTTAACACCACTCAATGAAATTAAGAAACGGTTTGTTAAATAATGTTGGTATACATAAATGAAGATCAAAAACAAAACACAACAAAAACTATTATTTATTGCGTTAATGGTACTCATTGCTGTAATTGTATATCAAATACGTAACCCAATTGTTATTAAAAAGAGGGTTCGTGTACCTGTAGAAGTACCAGTTCAGGTTCCAGTTCAAATACCAGTTGAAAAAGAATTTAGAAACCCACCGATTAAAGAGTATAAACCTGGGTATGTCCAACAAATGGGAGTTCTTGTAGGATCGGATGAAGAAACATTACCTTTATACGGCAAAGAAGTTAGGGGAAGACGTGATCAATATCATTATTATACGACAACGCCAGGCGATCAAGTGTACCCACTTCCAGTAACTATTGATAACCGTGATTGTATGGACGACATTGGATGTCGCGAACTTTACGGAAATGAATCTGTTTCGGTTTTAGGACAAACGGGTTCATTTCAGGCGAAAATGTATAGAACGGACAATTTTTTTTAAATACTAATATTTAGAAAATAAAATTATAAAACAACACGATAAAGAAATGATACATGAAATTACATCCATAACTATTCCCTTAGTTTTACATCCTTTTGAGCATTTTTCTATAGGTTTACCCCCAATTGTTATATTTTGTAATACGAGACATTCACATTTATAGTATTTTATCGTAGATACTATTATACATAAAAAACATAAAAATAAAATTTGCTGTAAACGATCCATATTTATAGTACGTCAATATAATTTTATTGGTTAATATAAATGAAGATAGATTTATTAAAAAATGAAGCAAAACGTTTCGGTCTTCGCGTAACCAAAAAAATAAAAGGGAAACGCGTTCCTCTGAGTGAAAAGGAACTCAAGATGAAAATTCAAAGACGGCGACAACCAGCTTTGGAAATCCAAGTTCGAAATTCAAAAAAACTTATACGAACGTGTAAATCACTTTTACGAACAGTGGAACCAAATGCTCCCCGTGTTCGACGAGTTTCTCAACCCGTGCCACGCGCACCACCCGTGCCACGCGCACCACCCGTGCCACGCGCACCACCAGTTCCAACTAGAAGAGACCCACGCGCAAATCTAATGACCGCTTTAAAAGCAAATCTTAAACGCCGTGGTCTTAAAGAAAAGATAAATCAAACTTCTTAGATATAATCTTTTTTGCACCTTCGAGTTCTGGATGACTCCATAAAAGCCATCTCGACCAAAATCCCGCGGTAAAAAAACCTGTTTTTGTCCAGTTTTCTTTATCACTTCGAGTTACATCGAGCATATTTTTATGAACAAGTTTAGGGTCGGTTTGTTTTTGTACCATATGAGGAACAAACCCACCGTGTCGTGTTACGTATGAACGCATACGTAAAGGGTTTTTATGTATTGTATAGTCTGAGTAGCCTCTTGCTCCAAAATCAACTATTTTTCCATTTTCAAAAGTAACTCTAAACTTTTTATCAATACGTGGACTTTTTCTTAAACGAACGCGCATATATAATTACTGAATATATTTTTCACCGCGTTTTTTGCGTCTATATAACACAATTCCAAGTGTGAGGGATATTAACCAAGCTTGAAATTGTGATATACCATACGGTTCTTCGACCATAAACATTTATACTATATAATTATTGTTTATTTTCTAATTTAGCGAGTTTGTAGTGATGATAAAAATGTATTAAACTTAAAATCAAAGAAACAAGAACAAATGGGTTATATCTCGACTTTCTATTAAGAACGAATAATACGACCGAACCTATAATAACGATGGTAGGTAAGCTAAATAATCCGATTTGAATATCGGTCAAACCAAGAAACCGTTTTTCTAATTTGTTAACATCTGGTGTTTGTACTGGTGCGTAGTATTCTTTTCCTTTATATCCTGGCATTTATTATATACACACAAAAAAATGTGGATTTTCATGATACCAATACTATTGATATTGAATGATTACCTTAAATCACCTATAGATAGATTGTATTTCCAAACACCTTTACGTCCACTCATTGGTATACGAAATTCAATCGTAGATTTATTTTTTTATAAACCGCATTACTCGGTAGACGATTTTATAGGACTTTGGCGGGTACAGAAACATTTTTTTGATATAAAAACCGAATACGACGGGTTACACGAAAACGCGCAAAAGTATTATTTTCATGACCTTGATCCGTGGTTTGAATATAATCAAAAATATTATTACTATAAAATACACGATTTTCCGAAATTATACGCATTTTTAAAAACTGTACCATGTGTTGATCATGCCATGATTGCGGTCATGGAAGGATCGATGTCTATACCAGCACACCGTGCCGAGAGTAATTTACAGTTACGGTACCACTTAACACTCGAAGGAACAAGTAATCTTACCACTGAGTTTGACATTCATCAACATAAACCTGGTGAAGATGTTCTTTTTGATCACGGACGTCACCATAGCGTTTATAAAACTGGCGAAGAAAAACGTGTTGTTCTTATTTTAGATATTAATCGTTTCTAATCTAAAGGTGTTTTCGACACACCGCTCTATACATGTCATGATCACCAACAAGTTCGAGTTCATCATTTTGTACGATACGTTTTGTAAAGGGTCCATGTGTTCCATCCATACACTCCATACACATCGCCGATATTTTAAACACTTTATCGGCGAGAGGTACACAGTCTATGAGTTCACCAAACTTTCTCTGTTTATAATCCCCATCAAGACCCGCGAGTAAAATCGTTTTACCCGAATCGAGAACCTTTTCAACAAACTTTTTAAGACCCGTGAAAAACTGAGCTTCATCCATAGCTATAACGTCGACATCTGAAAAATCAACTTCATCGAGATTATTTGTTTTTATACAATCGAAACGAATATTATCATGGGTACGTAAAACATCTTCTGATGCGCGCGTATCCTTTTTAGAGTTTATAACGAGAATACGTTTACCTATAACTTTGTACCGTTTTAAACGTCGGATAAGTTCGGACGTTTTTCCTGAAAACATGTTACCCATAATAATCTTAAGACTCATTTCTAAATATACGTATTATTTTTTTATAC